CATCTCCACACGCTTCAATCAGGTCAAGCGTTTGAATCTTTTGGTCACCAGCAGAATAATGCTGGGTATAAGTGCCACGGATGTATTCAAGAAGCTCTTTTACGATTTCTTCCTCATTATACTTCCAAGGAGTTGCTGGAGAACTTGGAATCATGTTAGTCATATTAAAAGTAAAATTTGAATCACTCATAGGGGGAGGCAGATTTTTACCTCCCCCAATTATATCAGAAAGGGACTTCCTGGTCAACAGGAATCTTTTCACCAGTGGCAGTAATGTCAAAGTCAGCATCCACCTTGTCATAGAGCTCAATGAATGCTTGCTTGGTTTCGTCGTCAAAACGATTGACACAAACTTGGATTGCCTTTGCCTTGTCTTGGAAGATGCTATAGGCACGGATGATGTGAACCAGGCGACGAGTAGAAATGATTTCCTCAATACCACCATCATAGAAGGTTTTACGGATGATATCTGCCCAGTCAGTCAGACGCTTGCAGAAGTTAGTGTCATCGACATTCAGTGTCTTAGCGACACCCTCAAGAATCTTTTGTTCGGTCTTGGGAGTAGGATACTCCTGCTCGAAGGTGACAGGGAATCGCTCAAGGAATGCTTCATTCAGAACGTTGGTGCCAATGAAACGTCCATCATCAGAACCCTTACCCTTAGTGTTGGCAGTAGCAATCACATTGAAACCAACAGCAGGTTTGACCCAGCGACCAATCTTCTTGAGGAAGACACCCTTGCCTTCTAGAATGGACTGAAGACAGAGGATTTTGTTTGATGCCAGGTCGATCTCGTCAAGGAGAAGGACTGCTCCTCGCTCCAGTGCTTCGATGACGGGACCATTGTGCCATGCAGTATTCCCATCAACAAGCCTAAAACCACCGATAAGGTCATCTTCATCAGTTTCAATCGTAATGTTTACACGAATCAACTCACGCTTCAGTTGAGCACAAGCTTGCTCCACACCAAACGTTTTGCCGTTGCCAGAAAGTCCAGTGATGAAAGTAGGGTAGAAAAGACGGGACTCAATAATTTTGCGAATATCACCAAAGTTACCAAACTTGACGAAGGTATCATCTTTCTCAGGAATAAGGTTTTGCTCAACAGCAGGAATAGCAGCAGGTGCGTTTACAACCTGCTCAAGTTGCTCCCGTGCTTCTTGAATGGTCAGATTCCACTTACCACGACTAGTCTTGTAGGAATCAAGTTTTTTGGTAACGGTTTGATAATTGGAACCATTCATGGCACACCAGGCACGAATGTCGGCGGCAGTCACAGACTCTCCATACACTGCTTGGAGAGAAGTGCGGATGTAGTCAGCGGAGATGGTCATTGAGTGGTTTGTTTTAACTGAAGTTATTATACAAGAAAAAAGGGGGTCCGAAGACCCCCTGTGGACGGTTTGAAAAGTGTCACATCACTTTTTACGGAGAGATTTTTTGACAGACTTATATGGGGCAGGATCTTCTCTTTTTGGTTCGGGAGCGGGAGCTTCCTCAACTACGGGTTCGGGAGCAGGTGCTGGTGCTTCCTCTACTACTGGTTCGGGAGCAGGTGCAGGAGCAGCGCCTTTGCCTGCAAGTAAATCTCCAAATCTAGACATTGCTTTTATTGAATACTTTCTGGTATTTATCAGGCAACAAGTTCTACAAACTCTCCAAGGATTTTCTTATTCATCTTCTTGGACTTCAGACTCTTGGCAAATGCAGATTTGATTTGAGTCTTAGTTGCATCCTCAGCAACCTCAAAATCAGCATCCTGAGAGAGTGCATTAGCAGAGAGACCAAAGTAAGTATGGTATCCAGAATTCTTGAGAGAGAAGGCACGCTGCTTCTTCCAGATAGCCATAGTCTTATCAGTCTCTGCACTCAGGTATCCACAATAGCGGCGGATGAAACTACCAGCATCACGGGACTCAAGCACACGAATGCCAATGAAATTGATATCCTTGAACTTGTCACGAAGGTTGTTGAGAAGAACATCAGTGAACTGATACCACTCACAATCGAGAGAGTAGGTGATACCAGTCTTACGGTCGCGCAGGTAAGCATTAGGACCAATATGACAAGTTCCCAGGAAAGGTTCATCCTCAAAGCGGCGCTGGACTTCACGATGATACTTAGGCATTGCTGCTTCGCCGTCAGTCAGAACAACACACTGGACCTTTTGAAGTTTGTGCTCCTTCTGAAACTTAGGAAGAATCTGATGCAGAGCAACCATAGTCTCATTGAGGGGAGTGCCAGAGAGACTCATTCCATAGGGGGTGGGATAGCGAGTGTAAGAATTCCAACGGAAGGAGTTAGCAAGACGGAAGATATTACGCATTTGGTCTTCCAGAGTCTTGCTGTTGGTCTTGCTGGTAAGCAGATTCATGAGAGAAAACCACTCACCAACTTGGACCAGACCATCCTTCTTGGTATACGCCAACTCACGGAGGTTTGCTTTACCATCCTCACTGTAAGAAACTAGAGGGTAGTCGCTGGTGAATGCATACACTTCAAACGGGATAGCAACTTTCTTACAAAACCAGACAAGGTTGAAGAGTTGCTTGACGGTATCCAGCATCACGTCGCCCATAGACCCAGACCAGTCAAGAATAAACACCAGACCGTGATTCTTACCGTCAGCAAGAGTGGTGACTTTCTTGAAGAGGTCTTCGTTATATTTGTAGGTGTGAAGTTTGGTGCAGTCCAGCACACCAGTGCGAGCAGTAGTAGCACGAGCATAAGAATCTGCTGCCTTACGGCACTCAAACTCTTTCACCAGGTAGTTGACTTCTTTCTGAGCGGACTTCTTGAATTCAAGAAACTTACGGTCGATGTCAAGGAAAGTCTCCTCATAAGTAAACTCAACTTCTTCCAACCAAGAATCCCAATGCTTCTTGCAGTTGTCATGAATCTGAGAGTTGGGGACAATGATTTTATTCAGGTCAAGTTTAGGCAACTCAAGATAAACATTCTCAGGACCACCATTCTCAACCAACTGCTTCAGTGCTTCCTCAAGAGACTCCATGGTCTTGACTTCAGGGTCCTCACTGATATCAGCACCAACATTGGTAGTCTCCTGCTGGTCTTCTGCAATGTTATCACCTTCAGATTCTTCTTCACCCTCACCTTCTTGGGTCTCGTCGCTCATCTGAGTATCAGGTTGAGTGCCACCACCTTGCTCCGACTCAAGAGAGTCCATCTTGGTTTTCATCTCTTCTTCCATCTTTGCCTTGCAGAAGTTATAGAGTGCTTCTGCTGCAATCAGGACATCAGCAAAGGTTTCAGTCTCACCAATCATATCGACGAGCTCCATTTCGTCCTCTTCGAAAGGAACCTTCACAAAGTTGCCAATCTTGTATTGTAGATTGATTTTGTCGGCAAGGTTGTAGGTGCTGAGGTCTTCATCCTCAACTTGGAAGAAGTCTTCGTAGGCAAGCTCTTCATAACCTTTGTAGAAGGTCTTGGAGAGACCAGCATACCGACGCTTCATCAGTTTCTCAATGCGAACATCTTCAACCACATTGACAAACTGAGGAGGAATCTTGACCTTCTCCAACCAGTTTTCGTCTGGAGTGTAGAGAGCATGACCGACTTCATGACCCACCAGGAGGTCATACACAACATTGCTTGCCTTCTCCCACATCGGCAGAGTCAGCACACGAGTGTGGACATTGAAGCAGGCAGTCTCCACTTTCTTGTTTTCCACCACCAGGTCTTCGGTAGCAAGCAACTTGGCAAGTTGGGACTTGATTTCGTGGCGGATAAGCATCGGTCTCTTGCGTATGGACCTATTATACAAAAAAAGGAGGTCCGAAGACCTCCCAGTGTGCCAGTTTGGAAATTGATTTTACTCAGAATGCTTGATATGGTGTCTGGTCATTCTTACCATCCTTAGCACCCTTAATAGCACCCTTAACAGCACCTGTTACAATTCTAGCGCCTCTTCTAACCAGTTTACCTCCAGGAGTATGTGGTCCTAAAACTGGATCATCATATCCACCAACACCCTCAACAATACTCTGTCTCCACTCTTCACTCATATTTGCCATGATAGCGAGTGCTGCTTCTTCAGTATCAGCATAACCTTCACTCATCAGGTGACCCTTGACGATATCAAAGAGATCTGCTGAGTTATTCAGAGCACCAGTTGGTCTTTCAGTCTGACCAACTCCAGCTTGACGCATTCTATTAATACCAAGTCTTCTGGACTCTTTATCAATACTTTGAGTATCAGGAGTTCCACCACCAGCAGTGATTGGTTTATCTCCAAGAAGTGCATTACTAGCTTTTCTAAGGGCACCTTTAATAGCAAAACCGACAGGATCGGTCAAATTCTTTTGAATATTTTTTGCACCCTGCTCTGCACTAGTGCGTGGATTTGATAAAAGTAATCCAGCAAGTCTTGCTGGACCAACACTCAGACCCATTCCCTCATCAACCAGATCACCTTCTGCCTCATAATGTGCCATCATAGTCTTCTTCTTACTCTTACTATGACCGCCGTGAGACTCACTTACAAGGATTTCCATTTCACTGGTTGGAACTCCCCTCTCAATACCATGCTCAAACATAACATCATAGTGACTTACAAAACCATTTCTGTCTGGTTCAGCGTGCTCACCGAAGATGCAGGTGCCTTGACCAAACTGTTCATGACAAACTTTCTTGGCACAATTGTGCTCACCCTTTTCAGACTTAGGTACACAATCTTCTTCTTTCTCTTCTTTTTTGCCGTATCCTTCTTGGATAGCGACATAAGCTTCTCCAAGCAGACGAAGTTCTTTCGAATCCATTTTTCTATAGTTTTTTAGTTATTTATTAAAAAAGAAGCGTCCCCTTCTGGAGACGCTTCTTGAGTGCTTGGCGACGTGCCTTTGCTTGTCGGAGTGCTTGCGGTTTCAGTTTCCGCTTCTGCTCCTTCTTTGAGTGGTGGTAGCGGTTGGGGACT